CGGGCAAGTCCACGGTACTGCGTGAGGTACTGTACCACCACAGGCAGCGTGGCCGCAGGGTGGGCGCAGCCTTCCTTGAAGAGTCTCCCGAGGAGACCATGATGGACCTGATCGGTCTGCGACTGGAAGCTCCTGTGCGGCAGGCTGACGCCAGCAAAGAGATCAACGAGATCCTAGCCCAAGAGGGAGAGGAACCGATCGACTTCGGTATCGACGTGAGCTACACGGAGGAGGACTACGACGAAGCGGACTCCTTCTTCCGTGACGGCCCGCTGTTCTTCTACGATCACTGCGGGACCAACGACTTCAACACCCTGATGGCTCGTATCGAGTACATGGTGGTGGCCCTGCAGTGCGAAGTCATCATCATCGACCACATCACCGCAGTCATCGCCGGCATGGACCGGACTGGCTCGGAGAGGGAGATGATCGACAGCGTGATGAAGCAGTTCAGATCGCTGGTCGAGCGCACGGGTGTGCACATCGACATCGTCAGCCAGCTGAACAGGCTGGACGGCAAGGCCGCGGAGGAGGGAGGGCGCATCACGCTCAACAACCTCCGTGGATCAGGTTCGCTAGGTTCGGTGCCCAACAGTGTCATCGCAATCGAGCGCAACCAGCAAGCAGATGACCCCCGAGAGCGCAACATCATCAAGGTGCGTACGCTCAAGGGCCGGTTCGTGGGTAAGACAGGTGTGGCCTCCTTGTTGGAGTTCGACCCTGACACCCGACGACTAGTAGAAACCGATTGGAGACCAGATGAGTCAGCAGGATTCGAACCAGAAGAAGAGCCCGTCGCAGACGAAGCAGTCCCCTCAGTCGACGAACTCTTCCGGGGAGGGCCAGCCAGTGCAGCTTGAGTTTGTCTTCCCGGTGGACCGGGCGCCGAAGTCTCACTCTGTCGGTCAGTTCGACGAGCGACATACCGCTGCGCAGGTACGCCACCTGACCAACGCCGTGTCTGAGCTGCAGACCACCGTACTCGCGCTGCTCAACGCACGGGCTAGCCGCGGCTGATGCGCGCCTACACGTTTGACATAGAGGGCGACAACCTCGGCCGGATACGCCTGAAGAAGGGTGTGCTTGAGCCGCGCTTCACGAAGGTGCACCTGCTGTCCATGCAGGACATGGCCACCAAGGAGGTGTTCACCTATCGTCAGAACGACGAGGAGGACACCATCCAAGAGGGGTGGGATCGGCTGTGCGAGGCCGACGTAGTCATCGGGCACAACGTGTTCGATTACGACCTGCCAGTCATGCGTGAGCTGTACGGTGGTGAGGTCAAGGGACGTGTGGTGGACACCTTGGTGTGTGCCCGAGTACTGTGGCCTGACCCGCAGAACCACCCGCACGGTGGCAACAACCTCTACCGCCTGTCCGTCGCATCGGGCAGTAAGAACGTCAAGATCGGATACGAGGGAGGCTTCGATGAGTGGTCCCAAGAGATGGAGGACTACTGTGTTGGGGATGTCAAGGCCACACGCGACGTGTACCGTTGGATGCTGCCGATGCTGCGCCCGTACGCCACGGCGCTGCGCCTTGAACACCGTGTCGCAGAGATCATCGCTGACCAATGCTGTCGCGGTGTGTGCATTGACATGGACCTTGCTCGCACCTTCCTTCGTGAGCTGGATAGCATCGTCGCTGGGATCGGGGACAGCCTAGACACCCTGTTCCCACCCATCACTGCGACTGTTGAGCTACCCAAGAAGTGCTGGTGGCAGGACCCAACGAGTGGGGAGCTGTACGCCACCAAGAAGGAGGCCCCACGCGATGTCGTCAAGCGCCTTGTACAGGGCCCGAAGCGAACGAAGGAGGTCACCACCTTCTTCAACCCGGGAAGCCGGGAGATGGTGGCTCAGCGGCTGGGTGACAAGTACGGGTGGCTGCCCGGCATCACCGACAAGGGCAATGTGTCTGTGACCGAGCAGTCGCTGCTTGCCACGGACTACCCCGAGGCCCATGCCGTGGCCAAGTACAACATGGCCAGGAAGAGGATGACGCAGCTCACCGACTGGCTCACCCGAGCTGAGCAGGCACCACTCAACGACCAGCTTGGTGTGCTGTACCCGTCCATCAACCCGCACGCCACGCCAACGGCTCGCATGTCGCACTCGCAGCCCAATCAGACAGCGTGCCCTCGCGTGCTGTCCAACGATGACGGACCCATCCTAGGGTACCTTGGTCGCTGGGGCTACGAGATGCGCAGCATGTGGAAGCCAAGGCCCGGCATGGTCATGATCGGTGGGGATGCCAGTGGTATCGACCTTCGGGCTATGGCGAGCTACCTGTCGAGGTGGGACGACGGGCTGTACATCGAGCACATCCTGTCGGGTGACATTCACACGATCAACCAGAAGGCTGGCGGTCTGGACACCCGACCGCAGGGGAAGGAAACTAGCTACGCCTTCTTCTACGGCTCCGGCAACGAGACGCTGGGTGACACCATCATGCACCACAGCTCACTGTCGCCCGAGCAGCGCAAGCAGTACGCAGGCAAGAAGATGTCCGACATCGGGGCCAAGTACAAGCGCACGTTCAAGCTCAAGACCAAGGGGTTCTCTCAGTTCCTGAACTGGTGCAAGGCTGTGGCCCGTAGCAAGGGGTTCATGCGCTTGCCTGACGGACGCCGCGGACCTGTGCGCAAGGAGTACGCGGCCCTGAACACCCTCGTGCAGGGTACGGCGGGTATCGTCATGAAGCTGGCCCTCGTGCTGCTGCATGACGCGCTGATCGAGTCCGGGCTGGTCAAGAACGTGGACTTCGCGTTCCTGCTGAACGCCCATGATGAGATGCAGCTGGAAGGCAGGCCAGAGCACGCCGAGTTCATCGGCCGTACGCTGGTGTGGGCCATCGAGGAGGCAGGGAAGCGCCTCAAGCTGAAGTGCCCGATGACGGGCGAGTACAAGGTCGGCTCATCGTGGGCCGATACACACTGATGGAGAGACACATGCTTCGAATCATTGCATTCGCAGGGCACGGACGAGCCGGCAAGAGCATCGCTGCTGAGTACGCCGCCAAGTGGCTGTATAATGCCGGCTACGTACCGCACCCTAGCAGCTTCGCTGGCCCGCTGAAGGAGGCAGTCCACAGCTTGGGCGCCACCAAGGCCGATCAGCCCGAGCTGTACCGCAAGCTGTGCCAGTGCGTCGGGTCGAGACTGCGTGACCGCAGCTTTGTGCCCGGGGTGACTGGGACCGACTACTGGGTAGACCGGATGGAGTTCCTGTACCAACAGATCGACGCCATGGCCGGGGGAGACCGGCTGATGGTGATCGACGACCTACGGTACGCCAACGAGGTTCAGTGGGTCCTGTCTCACGGGGGCCTCACCGTCTACCTTGACGCCGGCCGTAGGCTGGAGCTGAACCCGAAGCGTCGTCCTTCCACAGGTTGGAGGGCCGACCCAAGCGAGGACTTGGCGTGGGACTATGATGGCGGATACTGCGACGAGATGTTCGACACCGCGCTGACCAACAACGGAACTCTGAGCGAGCTGGAGATCAGCGTGCGTTCCCGGATAACTGCGTACCTCCCATCGCTGCCGCTCAAGAGGGAGACCGAGTGATGGGTGACCTACACGAGTACCACACCAAGCGCACTGCGCTGATCGACGCCGACTACATCGCGTACCAGTCGGCGGCGTGGGCACACAGCCACCAGAAGGATCTTCAGGAACTGGATGACCGACTGATGGAGACCCTCGGGCTGTGGGTGGACATGGCCTGCGCCACCAACGCCTTCCTGTTCTTCTCCTGCTCACGCGGTGACAACTTCCGGCGTGACCTGTACCCCCCGTACAAGGCTCACCGTGAATCTGTCGGGCCGCCGATGCTGGCAGCTGCGCACAAGATGCTGCAGGGCACCGAGTTCCGTTGGTTCAAGCTGGACAACGTGGAGGCCGACGACCTGATCGGTATTGCCATGACCAACGACAAGGTCGACAACCCGGTGTGCGTTACGCGGGACAAGGACCTGCTCCAGATCCCGGGGTGGCACCTGAATCCGTTCACGCAGGACTTCCCGTCTTACGTTTCCCCGGATGACGCCGACCGACTGTTCTACACTCAGTGGTTGACGGGTGACTCTGTCGACGGGTTCCCGGGGATCAAGGGCGTCGGGCCGGCGAAGGCGCAGAAGCTGCTGGAGCGACACACACTGCCATCGCAGATGCGGCTGGCCGTGTTCGAAGCTTACGACAAGGCAGGCATCAGCGAAGATGACGCGCTCGTACAGGCGCGGTGCGCTCGCATCCTCCGCGCAGAGGACTGGGACAGCGCGAAGCAAGAGCCGATCCTATGGGGAGCAACAACGTGAAATTGGGGTTATGTGAACAAGCGCACGATGTTAGCCTCCTGTTCGTGGGTCCCATGAGGACCACGCCAAGACCTATCAGGTGGACTCAGAGGCGCTACGCCCACGTCTACCCCTCCGTCTACGGGATGTATCGCATATCCGTCGATAGCGGCCGAGACACCCAGTGGGTGAACTGGGAGACGATGGCCAGACTGCTGCTGAAGGGGGGCGATCCGCCCTGTGTGGTGGCCCGGACCACTGAGGAGTCCATGACCGCCCACTGCAACGCGCGCCGTGTCCTAGGGCACAGCGAGTCGGTCTCCGTGGAGCGCTGGACTACCTATCTTGACATCCTCATGCCATGGGTGGACATCCGCCCGAACAACTGCGTGAGGGTGGCCCGATCGGTGGCCCTGAGCTACATGCCGAACGCCAACCTAACAGCCAAGACCCCCGCCGGGCTCCTCAAGGAGCTGGAGGGCCGGGGGTGGCGGATCGGGGCCCAACCATGAGCGTCGGAAATCTCCCATTCGTCTCGACCGAGCTGGTCGAGTACCTTGAGACCATCTTCCCGGGGCGCCACCCGGACGTTCTGTCCATGCCACAGCCAGAACAAGCCATCCTCCACGTAGCCGCAGAGCAAGGGCGTCGGGAGGTCATGAACCGACTCCGCTCTATGCACGAGTCGCACCACCCGAACCATACCCGAGCCCCGAAGGAACCGAAACGTGGACAACCAAGAGCTGCAACATCCAGCTGGGGGCCTGCCGGCGCCCCACCCTGATGAGGCTCTGATCGAGAGCCAGAACGCCCGCCGCCTCGGCCGTCGCCGCCAAGCTGCGGCACTCGCGCTGGAGGTGGACCGTGTCGACGGATCCGATCTCGACCGATTCGGTGAACGCCGCGTCGTCGGTGGCACCTTCGAATCCCTGCAGGCTGTGCCTGAGCGAGAAGTAGCCCAGAACACGCAGCTGAGTATGGCTGACATCATGCAGTTCCTCAGTGGGCTGTCATTCGACCCCTCACAGGAGACGCTGGGGCTGACTCAGTTCCAGTCATCGTTCGGCCCGAACATCCTCGGCCTGAACACGTCCGGCCTTGACCAAGGAGGCAGCCCGTGAGTGACCCCATGACCATCGCCAAGCGGTTTCAGGCTCTGGACACCGACAGGCAGACAGCACTGGCCCGGAAGCGCGAGCACGCTCGCATGACCATGCCAACGCTGCTACCCCCGGCGGGGCATACCGTGCACACTCTGCTCGATGTGCCCTACTCGTCCGTCCCGGCCGAAGGGGCCAGCTCCCTCGCCAGCCGCATCACCTCCATGGTGTGGCCGACGACCGGGCAGGCGGTGTTCGAAGCCGAGCTGACCCAAGCCTTCGACCCGGGGGGCCGAGACGACACCGAGCTGAGCGCCAGCTTCCAACGGTTCGAACAGCTCGTCATGAGTGTGCTCGCCCCGACCAACCTACGCGCCACGACGTTCCTGTCGTACCAGCACGAGGTGGTTGTCGGTGACTCGCTGATGCACATGGATGACGACTTCCACTTCCGCATGTTCCGTGCCGACCAGTTCGTGGTGCGGCGCAAGCATGAGGGAGACTGGCAGGAGATCCTCCTCGTCGAGGCCGTGCTTCCCGAGTGGGAGCCAGAGCTTGCTCTGCCCAATTCTGGTCCGGGCCCTGTGCAGGCTCCAAAGTACACGTCGTTCCCCTCCTCGCCGCAAGGTGAGAAGTGGGAGTACCTGTACACCGCGATCACCAAGGACCCGAAGACGGGTGAAGTCACTGTGGTGCAGGAGCACCGCGACCGAGAGGTCGGACGCAAGCAGTTCAAGACCAGCCCGTACTTCCCCGGCCGCTGGGGCGCCATCGCAGGGGAGCCTTACGGCATCTCCCTCGTGGAGTCCATCTTCGGGGACATCCGTGCCCTGTCGATGCTGAGCAAGTCGCTCTACGACCTGTCCGCACTCGTGTCCGAGCACCGCTGGGGTGTCAACACTGCCGGTATCACCGAGCTGCAGGACATGCTCGACTCCGTCAACGGCGGAGCGGTCCCAGCTGCACCGGGAGACATCTTCCCGCTGCAGTTCGCGTCCAGTCAGGCGCTGTCGGCCCTGTTCGCCACGGTACAACACCGTGAGCAGCTGGTCGGCCGACGCTTCCTGATGAACAGCGCCGTGCAGCCGACAGGCGAGCGCGTCACTGCCCGTCAGGTGTCCATTCTGGCCCAAGAGCTGGAGGGCATGCTAGGTGGGGTGCTGTCGATCGCCGCGCGCGACAAGCAGGAGCCCGTCATCAAGCGTGTCATCTCCGTGATGGCCGACAAGGACATGATCCCCTCCGAGATCAGGGACCAGATCCTCGATCCGGCCGGGTTCGTCAAGCTGCGCATCCGTGCGGGTCTTGAGATCCTGAACCGCGAGGTCGAGCGCGAGAAGCTCGACTCCATGGTGGTCAACATGCGCAACCTGCCGCCCGAAGCCTTCGAAGGTGTCATCTGGCCCGCCGTCATGCGGGACTGGTGGCAGTCGCAGGGTATGGAGACCAAGGGTCGCATCATGTCCGAGGAAGAGCTGGCCCAGAAGCGGCAAGCAGAGCAGCAGCAGGCCATGCAGGCCCAAGCACAACAGGCAGCGCTAGGTGCCGCCCAAGCAAGAGCAAGTCAGCCGCCTCCGGCTGAATGAGGAGAGAGACTATGTCCGTTGAGAAGCCCGATACCAGCACCGCCGAGGGGCGTGCAGCCCAGATGGTCCAGTTCAGCATGGCGCAGCCACACAAGGTGCCTGCCAAGTTCAAGCGCGAGGACGGTACGGTGGACGGAGACGCCCTCCTGCAGTCCTACACCGAGCTTGAGCGGCGACAGAGCGGAGGCAGCCCTGCTCCCGCCCCTGATCCGGTGGCTGCCACTGACCCGGCCGCAGCTCTGGAGGACTCGGTAGACGTCGAGGCGGGTGAGAACGCTCTCGCAGCGGCTGAGGGGCAGGAAACTAAGAGCCTCGACGATATCCTCGCCGGGCTGGGCGTCAAGGGGGATGCCACTGCCCCTTCCATGGCCGAAGCATGGGCTACTGCCGAGGAACAGGCCAAGACTGGCACCCTCACCGAGGACGCCCTCGATGACCTGAAGGCTGCAGGGGGTACCGACGGCATGCTGCGTGTTCTGGCCGATCGAGCCAAGAGCGTGCAGACTGAGCGCATCGCTGACGCGGTCAGGATCGCCGGCTCTCAGGGGGATCTGAGCAAAGCCATCAACTGGGCGAAGTCCAAGCTGCTACTGAGTGAGCGGCAGCAGCTCGCGCAGGCTCTGACCGGGCCCAATGCGTCCATGGTCATGGAGGGTCTTGTTGCACGGGCCCGCGCTGCCGGCGCCATGGGTGAGCCGGGCACGCTGCAGGACGTTCCGGGATCTCCGCCCCTGTCCAGCAACGCTGCGCTTCGCCCGTTCGCTGACGGCACCGAGTATATGGCCGCGATGGGTAACCCCCAGTATCGCAAGGACCCTGAGTACCGACGCGAGGTGGCCAAGCGCCACGCCATCACTGTCGGCAAGGATCCTTCACGCTTCGACGGCATCCCCATGTGAAATATACCCGTCTCAGCCTCTCAACGATGCGGGCTGGGGCCGTGTAAACCGACCGCGCCTCTCGACGATGCGCACTTCGGTCGGTGATGCCATGGTAGTTCAACGGTAGAACACCGGAATTATAGCCCGGCAACGGTGGTTCGACTCCACCCCAAGGCTTTTGTTAGATCGCCCCGATAGACCTGTACGCATGGCACGAAAGTCCCCAGCAGCAGATAGTCGGTCAGGCCCGCAAGATATGGACCCCCTGTGAGGGATAATCCAAGCAC